CACCGATGAAGGCAGAAAAAGCCGAGAACGCGGCAGACAACGCCGCAAAGATCGGGGCGATGAACCCTTCGACGACAGGGCGAAGAACAACAACGGCGCCGGGCTTCGGCCTGATACGATGCCAGTTCTTGGCCTCAATGGGGTGGCCGTCGATGTAGACCACGAAATCTCGCGCCAGGGACGAGCAGTTCGGCAGCGCGACGACGCCGTTGACGATGTCGGCAATAGTATCGCCGACACGCGCCGACAGCTCCACCCGCTCCACGCGCAGAGGGTGGAGAGCGGCGACGACGCGCACGGTATCGCCGGCGCCGATGATCTCACCTTCGAAAGATGAGCGAGATGGAACGATGCTCATGCCAGCTGTGCGTGCCTGAAAAAACCTATGACGCGGCGCCGGAGCCGCATGGATCGGTAGCTTTCGATGAGCGAGCCCGCGCTGCGCTCGATATGAAGGACCAGGCCATCACCAACGACGACGCCGATATGGTGCGGGCGACCTGCGACGGTCATCAGGACCGCATCGCCGATCCGCTCGCCGCCGGCTGCGATTTCACACCAGGTCGATGGACGGTCGTCGATGAGCGAAGCAATCGCGTCGCTGTCAGCTGCGGTAGGATAATCATCGCAATAGCTCGGCAAGGCGACGCCGAAGCGTTCAGCATAATAGATGCCGAGCAGCCCCCAGCAGTCGCAGCCATCTCGTGAACGACCCCGGTCAAGCCAGGGCAGCCCCACATAATCGTCAAACGTCATGAATGCCTCAGAACAGCCCAGGGAAGCCGCTGGGATCGAAGTTGCCAGCGGGAAACGGCTCGTCGGTCAGTGCGTCGATCGACATCTCGAGCGTGATGATGTTTGCGTTGTATTGAGCCCCGACGATCTTGAATTCGGGATACTCGATCTCGACGCTGTCAGGTGAAGACGCCAGCACCAGCTCGATCTTGGCGATGCCAGGGCTGGCAAGACCTCTGATCAGCTCGACGATCTTGCGGCTCACATTCTCCACCATGAACTTGGCGGATGGAGCGCGCTCGCCGAGATCGTCAGGAAGCGCGACGTCCATCGGGCAGAAGACGTAGGTGTTGCCGCGGCTGATGGTGCCGTAGGAAAGCGGCTCGACCGAAAGCCGCTCTGTTGGATCGCTGCTCAGGAAGAGCGGGGTCGCAAAACTCGGGTGCTGCAAGGAAACCAGAACGACCGGGATCTCTGCCGTCTCCTGCGCGTTCATCGCTTCGCGCAGCGTCATCGAAACCGGGCGGCTCACGGCAACACCTCGAGGTCAAGGGAAACAGTCCAGTCGCCAGGTCCACGCGACACCCAACGCGGTTTGTTCTCGCCGAAACGGACCAGCACCATGGCGCGCGTCACGGGCTCCGGAAAGGTGAACGGCAGCGTGCCCTGCCCGACCGCTGCGACGAAAGACTTCATGTCCTCAAGCTGCGCCGTGGTCATTGCCATCTGACCCTGCAACGGCGAGGGCATCGACGATGACCGGAGCCGCACTTTCGCTGGACCTGTGTCGGTCTGCGATCTAAGTCGACCGTCGCCCTCCCCTTGGGCAAAACCGTCGACAAGAAAGAACTGCGGCAGCGTCGCAGGCCAGACATCAACCATTCATCGCCTCTTCAGAGCTTGGCTGGCACCGAACTGGCCTCGAATTGTGTTGTTGGCGGCAGTTCCACGCGTTGCCAGCTTGTCCGCAACCATCCGGTCGATGACGACGTCGACCGTGGTCGTGCCGTCGTCGTTCTTGCGGTGCTTGGCTTGGATCTCGACCCCGGCATTGTTGCTGATGTTGATATTGACGCCGCCTCCAACAACCTGCCGGGCATGTTCGAACGACTTGAAGACCGGCTCACCCCTTCGAAGGATGGCGGGCACTTCGTCCCCCGCAATGCCGCCATTGTGGTACCGAGGCGCACCAGCGAACACGCGAGGATCAACCCCGGAGCGGAAGCTTGTCGCGTAGCCGGCAACGCCACCCTCGTGGAACAGGCCCCACGATCCCGACAAGATGTCGGCCGTTGCCAGAGGCGAAATCCCGCTCATGAAACTGAAGGCGCCGCCGGCGCCGCCAAACATGCCGGCCAGGTTCTGGAACCACGACGAGCCGCCGCCTTGCGCAGACGCCATGAAGCTCTGCAGCTGCTTCGCAACGCCGGACAGACCGCCAGCCGCCTGCTGCAAGCCCTGCGTAGCGTTCGCTCCGGCAGACCCCAGCCGCCCAATACCACCCGCAGCCGACGTCGCCGAAGTCGAGAATTTGTCCAACTCTGCCGTGGCCTTGGATGCCGAAGCCCCCAAGGGCGCCGCCCCGTCGAGCCCCTGGCGATTGCCGATGCCGGCGGCCTTGGCTCCGTACCAGGCACCCCACCCATTCTTGGCCGCGTGATCGAGCGCGAAGTCGACGCCAGCGCGGGCGTTTGCAGGGTTGGCCGGGTCGAGGCCGGTCTGCCGCATGAAATCGTTGCCGAGACCTGTTGGGAAGCCCGTGCCAGCGCCGCCCTTCAGGAGTTGGAACGGGCCATAAGACGGTTCACGTATGCCGTTCTTGAACAGATTGCTTTGCCAGACGCCGGGTGCCAGCCCTTCCGAGCGGGCAACCTGTAGGGCAATCCCTGCATCGATTCCCCGCGCGACGGCTGCCTGCTGAATGTAGCCCGCCATGTCCCCGGCGACGTTCGAATTCGCAGGCGACAACATGCGGGTGACGTTCGACGCGGAAGTCACTTCCCGAAGAGCGCCCCACGGATCTGACCCGGATGTGCCGCCGCTGCGCGCGCCGCCGCCAAGCCCAAGCGCACCGAGCACTGCCCCGAAGATCCCGCCACTTGCACCACCTCCGGAAACACTGCCTGCCAGAGTGGTCGCGATCTGGTTGAACAGATTGTCGAGGATCTTGTCCAAGCCGCGATTGAGTGCGTTCAGGATTGCATTCGACAAGGCCTTGCCGATGGAATCGCCCTGCATGAGCCCATCGCGGAAATCATCGAAGAACCCGCGAATGCCGTCGCGCAGATCAGAGATGCGCTGCATCTCGCGCATCTGCTGTGCTTCTGACGAATTGAGATCGACAGCCAACCCGGAGCTGCGCTGCCGTGCGGCGATGGCTTGATCACCGGGCGACCGGAGCATCTGCTCACGCTCGAACTGAAGCTCGCGCGCGAGTGTTGCCTTTGCGATCATTTCCGCAAAGCGGCCATACTCGGCCGCCTTCTTCTTAATCAGCTCGATTTCCTTTTCATCGGCTGCGACCCCGTTTCGGGCCGCTTCCTGCCGCAGATCCGACGTCAACTCATATTCCATGCGCAGGCGCTCGGCCTCGCCCACGGTTTTGCCGATCAGGGCAATCTCAAGCTGCTGCTGCGCCATCGTCCCTTCGAGCGAACGGGCGCGCTCTTTCCGGGCGTCCGCGAGCCCCTTCTCAGCCTCGGCAAGCGCCAACTTGCCGGCGATGTCGATGCGATCAGCACGAGCTGCCGCAGATTCCGTCGTCATGTACTGCGCGGCAGCAGCGGCGCGCGCGGCCTCGGCCTTTTCTGCCGGCGACCTGGCCAGCAGTCCTTGCAGCTGCGCCTGCGCCGCCTGCCGGCGACGAGCAGCGTCGGCTTCCTCTTGCGCCGCGTTGAAGCGGGCAAAAGGATCGTTGCCCATGCGCCGCTGACGCTCATACTCGTCCCGGCCAGCCTGCTGAGCACGGTCCAGCGCAGCCGGCCCGCCGACCGAGCTGCGGTTCATATCCTTCAGGATCTCGTTGGTCTTGCCGAGCTGGTCGGCAGCAGCTGAAGCGGCGGCAACGATGCCGAGGATCTTGTCAGCCGTCGCCTGCAGGCCGGGATTGTTCGCAACGACGCCCGAAATACTCTTCTCGAATTGCCGATAGTTCGGCACGCCGCGTTCGATCTGGCCATTGAGGATGGCAATCGCCGCTCCGAATTCCCTGAATTCCGGATTTGCTGCGAAATGAGTGTCCCGCCCCCGACCGATCGTGAACCGCGAGCCCAGTTGCTCCTGAACTTCCTTGTCGGCCGCCGCGGCGGACTTTCGAAGCTCGGCAGTGCTCCGACGAGCTGCAGACTCAGCGGCTATGACCGACTTCCGGGCGAAGTCGTCAGCCTTCAGCCCGGCGACGCCATATGCCTCGCCGAGGCTGACGATCGTCTTGCGCTGCTCCTCGAGCGCATCATCCAGCTTCTTGGCGCCGGCCGTGCCGCTGATGAACCACTGGATCATGGCAGCGGCAGCCATGGTGCCGCCAATGGCAATCAGGTTGATCGGACTGATCAGAGCCGTGAGACCGCCAAGCAGGGTGCGCGCCGCACCCGCAGCACCGGATTCGCCCAGCTGCATCGACAGCGCCGAACCCAATTGCAAGCCCTGCTGCAAGCCGATGGTGGTAAGGCTCTGCCCCATCTGTGCCGAGACGATGATGTCCTGAAACTGCTGGCTGGAGTTGAGCGCAGCGAAACGATTGTCATTGCCGGCAAGAAAGCCCCTCGAGGTGGTAGCCTGTGCCTGCTCAAGCCGTTTTGCCTCAGCGGCTGCGTTCGCCGCGGCAGCTGCCTGCGCGGTGAGGCGCGCGCTCGTGTTGGAAACAGCCTGGGCGAACTCAAGCTGGCCTTTCGCGGCAAACTGCGCACCGTCGGCCATCATCCCATACTTGCGATGGATACCGTCGAGGATCGGGATTGCCTGCGACATGGTTATCTTGCCGCTGTCCAGGCCCCGCGACAACGCATTGACGGCGCTGTTCATGCGCTGTGCCGATGCGTAGCCGTCGACATACTGGCGCGACAACCGCGCCAGCACGTCGCCGGATTGGCTGATTTTCTGGTCGGTCTGCTGCACCGACGCCCCCAGCCCCCGAACGGCGGTGCCGGCGGTGTTGCTCGCCGTTTCGACGGTCTTGGCGCCGGCAGCGTATTTGCTGGCGTCCATCTCGGCGCTGACAGCGAGGCGGCGAAGTTCTTGCACCATTATTTTGCCGCCTCCTTCTGCTTGGCTCTAAAGCTCAGCCACTCGTCATCGATCGCGGTCATCAGCCTGTGGAACAGCCGGAAGTCGTTGCCGACGATGCCAAGATTTTCGGCGTAACGAGTGATCACCATGTACGGAATCGGCATCTCGCCGCCGAATGCGCCGTAGTGGCGATCAAACCTGATCGCCTCCCACGCTTGCCAATAGAGGCCATGCCAGAGCTGCGGTTCGCCGCCTTCTGGCGGCTCGCTATCGACGACGACTTGCTGCAGCCAGTCTTCGTCGGGAAACTCTGCGGCGAGATCAGCTATCCAATCGTCGTATTTCTCAGCGCCTTGCGGCCGGCCTAGATGCCACCGGAAGGCGCTTCGGAGTTTTTTTCCGCGTCTTCGACGAACTCGATGTCGACGTCCGACACCTTCGCGGCACAGAACTCAACCGCGGCGACGACGTTGCGGTATTCGGGATTGGTCAACGTTTCGAGGGCAACTTCCGGCGAATACTCGACATCGAGACCGCGCCAGCCATGCAGAATGTGCTTGTGGTAGAGCTTGCCGAGTTCGACGACCATGACGTCCTTCGGGACCGGGTTCTTCTTGTAGGTCCTTGCCAGGCGCTGAAACAGAAGATCGCGGGCGGTCGTGTACGCCGGCAGGTGGAGCGACGAGACGTTGAACTCAACCCCCGGCCAGTCGGGATATGGTTCCCAATCGCCCTTCGCCTCACGTTCGAGATCAGCCTTCAGGCTGGATAGCTTGATGGTCATATCAATATCCTTGTCGGAGGATCATGGGTGGCGACGGGTCCGACAACCCGCCGCCGTTCTCGCGAGAATTTCAGCCCTGGTCGGTGGCTGTTTCGGCGGCGACGTGGCCGCCCTTTTCGCGCAGCATCTGCACGAACTCTTCCGGCACTGGCTGGCTTTCGACGTCAGCATTGAAAACCACAGGCGTCTTGCCGTCCGGGTACCCGGTGAACGTCACGGCCGGGACGAACGTCACAAGGTCTCCCCCGCCCATCGGAGGCTTGCGCCGGCTCATGCCGGCGTCCTCGTGATGGTAAGCGATGCGGCCGACGAGCTGTCGTACCGGGCCTGGAACGGAACCTCGATGATGACCGCCTGGCCATTGCCGCCGACGGTCGGGCCGCCGTCCAGCAACTTCGTCTTCGGCATGGACACGGCGTAGGAGTTGCCGGCCTCGTCGTTGAGTGTGAACCCGATCGTCACATCGTCATGGTTGAGGATGGCGTTGTAGGTATCCAGATTTTCGAACAGCGCGGTAAAGCTGCCCGTGCAGTCGAACCGCCCAAGGCCATGGCTGTCGGGCTCATAGGAGCCGATGATATCGTTGGCGTAGATATTGTTGGCGATGCGCAGGCTCAGCGCGTTGATCTTCGGAGGCGTGGCAATGCCGGTGAAGACGAGCGAAGCCACATTCTTGCCGGCATTGAACACTTCCGTGGTCGAGGCCGCCAGATAGGTCGCGCCCGTGATGATCGCGGTCGTCGGCGTCGGACTCCTCAGGCCCATGATGCCCCAGTTCGCCGTCACCGACTGGCGCGCGCGCAGTTGCAGGTCCAGCGAGTTGAAGCGGCAGCCAACGTAGCGGATGAAGCTGTCGGTCGCGCCCTGTTCGAATGTCGCCTCGAGCGTGCCGGCCGCATGGGTCATGCCGTTCTTGAGCACGTTGGTCGCCCAGGACGAGCGCAGGAGCCGGGCCAGCCACACGTCGTAAGTGCCATACGACAGCAGCGTGTTGATGCTGCCCTGGACCATCCTGCCGACATCGGTGATCGAAGCGACGTTGCCGTCGGCGCGAATCTCGTTCGGGATATCAACCTGTTTCGCCAGGCGCAGGTCGGACGAAACATAGCGCATGATCTGGAATGCCGGCGTTGCCGGCGTCGTGCCGATGGTCGCTTCGGCAATGTCGGCAAGGCGGGTCTGTGAGCCGTCAGCAACGGTCATGATCATTCTCCATCAGTTGGGTTGAACGCCGGATTGACGGCAGGGCTACGCAAGATCGGTGATGTCGCGACGATCAAAGGACACCGAAAGCGTCATGGCGAAGTAGTTGCCGAAGGACCGTGCCGGTTCACCCATGCCGATCGACATGTCGCGGAAATGCAGGCCGGCGAATGATTGCTCGCGGAATTGATTGCTGAGATCTCGGGCAAGGTGCCGGGCAGTGGCACTGCCGATGCCGCGCGGCGTCATCACGTGCAGGTAGATCTGGCCCACCTCGAGCCATTCATTGCTCTGGGGCGAACCGATGGTGTCCTGCGATAGGATATCGCCGAACACCTCGACATAGACGAAGTGTGCCGGGTTATCCGGCGGCTCGAAGTCCTCATTTTCGAAGACAAGAGGTGTCGCCGTCCATGCCGTCGTCAGCCTGTCGTGAATGGCGTCGAATGCGGTCGGGTTCGCCATGATCAGAGCGCGTTGATGATGATCGCGGGATAGTTGAGCGGCTGGCCGGCGCGTCGATCGCGGCGACGCCCGCCACCCTTCAGGACATAGGGGATCATCGAATGAACTCCCGGTTTGATGTCGAGAAAGCGGGTTTCGAACTTGAATGCGTCGCGGAATCGTCGTGCCATGGCATTCTTGGTACCGTCGAAGAGACGACGCCGCGGGATCTTCAAAAGCCCGGCCTCGGCCTTGCGCACATACGGCTGGAAATTCGTGATGATGATTTCGGCATCGGCTGGGATGCCGCTGAAATCGACGAGCTGCTTGCCGCCGACAATAACGATGAACGACGATGCGAACCGGCCGCTGGCGCGCGGCGCTCTCGCCTTCAGCTCCGCCAGCGTGGCATTGATCAGAAGCGGCCAGTTGGTGAATTCGTAGACAATCGGTCCCGGTGCGATGACGTTCTCTTCGACAAGACCGGGGCGACCGTTGACGAAGATCTCATACTGCGGTGACGCGCCGGCAGAGATTGCCTTGGCCAGCTCTGCCCGAGCGAAGCGGGCCAACTCTTTGGATATCGCCTCACGCGACAGCCCTGCGGTCGCAATCCGCAGCTCGCGATCAAACGCCTCGAACCCAGCCATCAGCCGCGCGCGACCAGATTGACCCGGACAAGTTCATTCGCAAGGCGAACTCCTCCCGGCGCCTCGACCCTGCACGCCTTGCCCGATATCACGATCCTGCTGCCTTCCGGCGGCTCGACCGGGAAATCCGTCGGCGACAGCGTCACCATGCGATCCTTCTGGGTAATCGACCCGACAAGTTCATGAGGTTTGAACCCACGCACGAACGCACGAACGGTCCGGCCCGCATCCGGCAGGCCGTTCATCACGAGATGAAACACGACATTTTGCCCGTGCCGGCTCAATTGGCCGTCGAGCATGGCGATAGCCTCGGCTGGCGTCATGTGTAGATCCTGAGGCCGGATAGAAGGTTGTCGACCGTTCGCCGCACCAGCGCCTCGGCCTGGTCGGAAACGGTGTATTGCCGGACGCCGACGCCTTCGACTTCTTCGGAGCGCAGGAACAGGTTTTCCGTCGCGCCGACAGACTTCATATGCTGGACCATCAGAATGATGGCTTGCTTCGCCTCGTCTGGAATAGGGCCAGTGCCACCGTCGGCAACGGCCGCTCCATCGTAACCGGCCTTATACCGGATGAGGTGCTTCGGCTTGGTCACCCAGGAAGCCCCTGCGGCAATGACCACCTCTTCACCGTCGAGACGATATGTCGACGGATCGGCGGTTTCTTTGTTGCCGTCGCAGTCCTCGACCACGACGCTGACAATGTCCATGATCGGCGCGAACGGCAGTCGAATGCGACGGGTGCAAAACCACCCTGACAGCTCAAGCGTCTGCGGGCCAAGTGAGCGCCCCAGCCAGCCGGAAGGTCCTTCAATTTCACGGGTGGCGGCGTTAATCATACGCATGACTGCCGCGTCATCTGCCGCGTGAGCACCGGCAATGTCAGCCGGACTCACAATTGCATCAGGCGGGACGATGACGCGGACAGACATCGTTCAGCCCTTCTTTTTGCCAGCCTCGGCCTGCGCCTTGGCGTCGGCCTCAGCCTGCGCCTTGGCATCCGCCTCAGCCTGCGCCTTGGCATCCGCATCGGCCTGCGCCTTGGCGTCTGCGTCGGCCTGCGCCTTGGCATCTTCGGCATCCCTTTCTGCCGACACAGCCGCGGAAAAAGCCTCATCCGGCAAACAGCCGGCCCTGATGAGGCGCACAGCCTGGTCGCGGGCGGGAGCGGGCGCAAACTCGTCGCCTGGGAAAAAACGCTTGCCGTTGCGTGCGTCGACACATTCGGCAAGCACAATCAGCGCTTTGGACATGATGACCACCAATCTCCTGGAAAGAACGAACCCCGACCGTCATCGGGCGGGGCAGCACAGACGGCTTACTGGGGCGGGTTCGGTGTGGGAGCGAAGCGCGGACCGAACAGCAGCGCGAGCGCGGCGACGAAGATGTTGCCCGAATCGTTGGCACTGGGCGTGATTGTCAGGCGGACGTACCGCTTCGATCCGATGTAGCCGATCTTGCGGGTTTCGTTGTCGTCGGCGAACGTGAAGCTGGCAAGCGCCTCGGTGCCGACCAGCTGCGCGTCCGGAACCGCGGCCGCACCAGCGAAATTTGCCGCGTCGGAGTGTTCAACGAGCACGGTAAAAGTCGCGTCGGTGTCAGTGTTGACGCCGATGGCGATGGCAAACACCAGGCCTTCATAGCCGTTGATATCGATGATCTCGGAAACGATGGCGGCGTTCGAAGTCGCTGCCGCAACGGGGCTGAGTGCCCGTGCGACGTGAAGGGTATTGAGAAAATCCCGCATGGTGCGGTCTCCTTCTGAGTGGGACAAAACGGGGAAGGTTCAAGGGGGCAGACCAGCCTGCCCCCCCTGCGGTGGTCAGGCCGGAACGTCGAGGCCGACGAAGGGCGACACCTCGTAGCCGTTCTCTTCCTTGATCGGAGCCGTCATCCACGGCGAACCGTCGACGTTCCAGAAGATCTTGATCACGGTCTTGTTCTGCAGGAACTTGACGTGCTCCGACGTCGCCACGAACGGCCCGGCACCATCCTTGATCATGTACTGCGACCAGTCGGCCAGGGTGACGTCGCCCTTGCTGCCCAACAGCGGCGCCCTGTTGTTCCAGCGGACCGGGTAGCCGAGCAGCGTGCCTGCGAACCCGTCGCGGGCATTCGCAGACCAGATGAAGTTACCGTTGTCATCCTTCAGCGTAGCAATCTCGGGCAAAGCCGCCTGAGGCATCGACCAGATCGGTGCGCCGCCGCCGCGCATGAGAACGCGTGCGACCATGTTCACGAGATCCCGGTAGGCGATCTTGTTCGCCGTCGCGCGATTGATCCACTTGGTGGCGCCGGCATAGAGCAAGCCAAGAGGCTTGTGGTTGCCGTTGCCCTGTTGGAAGTTGAAATCCTCGACCGCATTGACACCGTCGCGCATCAGATTTTCGAGGAAGACGCCTGAACCCCGCCAGTTGCGCAGCAGCTTGTCGGTGATCACGACATGACCCGCGATTTCGTGCGGCGTCAGCGAGAACTCGCGCAGCTTCGAATCGGTTTCGGGCTTGTCCTCGCCTTCGCCGATCCAGGAGAACTGCATGCCGCCGAACATGTTGGCAGGGCTGGTACCGCCCTGGTCGAGCGCGGGCATGGTAACGCCGGCATCCGGTTGATCGCCGGCCTCCAGCACGTTCGCACGCGGGCGGACAAGTGCAGCCTCCGGCGGCACCTTCATGATCGTGTTGCGATGCTGGACAGGCACCATGAAGCCCCCGGAGGGGCCGTTGTCCATGCGCATTTCGGCCTGCAGCTCACCGTTTTCGCCAGCCGCGCCGACACCTTCAACGAAATTCAGACGCTGGTCGTTGGGGTTGAACCGGACTGCGGCAAGGAATTCGCCAAGTGTTTCGAACTCCTTAGGTGCTTCCGGTCCGCCGGCGCGAGGGAGCAAGGCGCCGCGGCGCGAATGGGCCGGAATGACTGCGCTGAGATTGGCGACGTCATCGGCCAGGCCCTGCGAGCGCTCAATACGCTTGTCGAGACCGGCTTTCTGCGATTTCAGCTCGTCAAACGCAGTCTGCTCTTCGGCCGAAAGGTCGCGATCTTCCTGCTCGGCGGCGTCGATCATCGCCTGCATCTGGCCGACGAGCTCGACACGCTTGGAACGAAGGGCAGTGAGGCCTGCAGTCGCCATCACCGTTCCATGAGGATCACTGAGGAAGCCCGCAAGATGCTCGACGGACGGGCTTCCGAAAAGGCCCATGATGATGGTGAGCGCGGCAACGGCGGCAAGGAGGCAGAGCGCGCCGCCAAACAGCGCGGTTCGTTTGGTCAGCATGTGGATTCTCCTAGGTGCTGAGGTCGCCGGGTGAAAATGGATCAGCGATCGTTCGAGCCGGCACCCGAACGCTGATTTTGATATCGCCGTGGCGAACGATGTCAGATGATCTGAAGAGCGCGCTTTTCGCGTTCGGCCGCGAAGCCTTTGCGGCGTTCAGCAGGTTTGGAAGCAGCGCCGAAGCGGGCCAAAGTCTCTTCCAGCGTGGCGATGCCATCAGCCATACCCAGGCTGACAGCATCAGCTGCCATCACCATCCGCCCCTGCCCGAAGCTGTCGCGAACCGTTGCCAATGCAACGTTTCGGTTCCGCGCCACGGCGCGAACAAACTGATCGTGGTACGCTTCGATGCGACCCTGCTGGTGGGCGATTGTTTCTTCGCTGATCGGCAGGAAAGGCGCCATTTCAGCCTTGTACTTGCCAGCCTTCATAAGCGTGCGCTTGACGCCCGCCTTTTCGAGCGCAGCCGAAACGTCATCATGTACGCCCATGACGCCGATGGAACCGACTTCCGCGGAAGGATTGAGAACGACCTCATCCGCTGCCGTCGCGATCCAGTATGCAGCGCTTGCCGCGGTCGAGTTCACATGCGCAATGATGGGTTTCTGACCTCGAGCGTTGAAAATTTTGGTCGACAGCTCGTCGGTTCCTGAAACAACGCCGCCAGGCGAATCCGTGTCGATGACGATCGCCTTGACCTGGCTGTCGGCAACCGAGGCGTCAAACATCCGCCCGAACCCTTCCGAGCTGGTCCCGCCTGAGATGTCGGACATGAGGTTCATCCGGTTGGCGATCACACCACGAAGCGGGAGGATGGCCACACTGCCTTCACGCCGGGCAACGTCACGTTCCGTTTGTTTGGTAATCCTAGCCTGCAATTCCTCAGCCGACAGCTTTTCGCCATCAGCCTGCAGCGCAAGAAACGCGACGATCTGGTCAAGCTTGAACTCGTCGATGGCCCAGATTTCGGAGGCGACGGCGAGGAGAATATGAGCGTATTTCATGCGGCCTCCTGTTCGGTCTTGTCATCGGAGTCAGGCTCTTGAGGCGCCGCCGTCGGCGAGTTGGTGGGGGAATAAGCGGGATCGGTAGCGCGTTCGAGCGTGACGAAATTCGACGGCACGAAGTGGTGGTCGCCGATCTCTCCGATGCCGTCTTCATCCTCCAGCTCGAGGATGCGATTTGGCGAGAAGCCCCCAACGCCAAAGATCTTCTGATAGAAATCGGCGCGGGTTTTCATGTCGCCGCGCAGGATCGCATTCATGTTGAACTTGACGTAATAACCCTGCTCTTTCTCTTCTTCAGTGAAGAGCTTCCAGTTGAGCTCCTGCTCCCAGGCGTTGATCCAAGGCCCGACGGTCTGGCGGATAAATCCGATCATCAGTTGCTCGATGCCCGAACCCCATGACGTCGATTTTTCATGGCTCTGCAGCAGCACCAGCGGCACGTCGTAAATGCGCGCGATTTCGGCGATCTGAAATTCGCGGCTGCCAAGAAACTGGGCGTCTTCGGGCGGGATCGTCGTCTGGACGAACTTCATTCCCTCTTCGAGCACTTTGACGCGGTGGGCATTTTCAAGTCCGCCCTGCACCTCTAGCCGGGACGCGGGACTGTCGGGATTAGGCTGCTTTTCGCCTTTAGGCCCGGCTAGGTTTCGTTGGGCGCCCGGTCCAAGCCTGCCCGGGTGCATCAGAAACCCGCCAGACTTCGCATCGTTGGCAAAGAACTTGCCGCCAAAAGCTTCCATCGCCAGGCCCATGCTGACCGCCTCGCGCGCCATGGCGATCTGCGAGATGCCGAAATAGCCATCCTGCGACTGATCCATGATGTGGATCACATCGTCGGACTCGATGCGAACTGTCTGGCCGCCGATGTTTGACTGAAAATAGTGTTCACCATCGCGGCGAACCGGACCCGTGCGGTCTGGCAGAAGCGGATAGAGGCCGACCGCCTGGCCGCGCCCGTTGCGCTCAATTTCGGAGTACCCGTTGCCCCACAGAAGCGCATGCCCTTGGACGGTCTTGCGCAGCGTGCGCGAACTCATCAGATCGTTCGGCCTGAGGCCGATCCTCGCGGCAAACGGGTGCATATCGGGCGTGACGACTTGCTTGCCACCACCCGGCTTGGTGCGAAACATGCCAAGCGGGAACTGCGCCACGGGATTGCAGATGCGGTTTACGCATGCGTAAACGACCGGAAGCCGCAGGGCAGAATGTTCGGTTACAGGCACGCCAGCCGCAGTCTTACCGCCACCGATGAACCGAATAAGCCACCCGTCTTGAGCGCTCATTGGGGCCGATGGCCCGAAGCGATCCATGCCGAAAAGCCGTGAGATGAAGCTCATCAGATGTCGATCTCCACAATGCCGCGCGTTTCGTAGACCGACGGTCCCTCGATCGGTTGCAGCGCGACAGCCAGGCAGGTAACCGCCGCCGAAATGCCGTCGATCTTTTCCGCACTGCGCTTCTTCGTCGGGACAAAGTTCAGGTTCTCGTCGAACCGAACCGCCGCATTGCCGGCCATCCACCTCATGACGGGGTTGCCGCCGTGATCGAGCAAACCGAATGAAACCAGCTTTTCGAAGTACTTGGTCGGCTCGCCCAACGACTGGTGGCCCTGTCGCACCTTCAGGAAAAGTTCCTCAGGCACGCCCTCCTTCACCAGGTCGGTGTAGAGCTTTGTTGCGTTCCAGCTGTCGTAGCCGATGCCGATCACATCAAACGCTTCAAGGCCGTCCAGGACACCGCGCAAGACGTAGTCCTGGTCGACATAGTCGCCGGGCGTTGAAGTGATGGCGCCGATCTTCTCCCATCGATCGTAGGACACACGGTCCTGTTTAGAGCGGCGCTTGATGCTCTCTTCTGGCACCCAGAAGCGGCACAGCATCTTCCATTGCTTTTCAGTTTCGTCAGGCGGAAAGATCCAAACCAAGGCTGTGATGTCGTCACTCGACGATATGTCGAAGGCTCCGTAGCACCGACGGCCGGCTAGCGTCGTGCGCCCAACTACGGCCTGCCAATCATCACCATCGAGCGAGACGTAGGTTTTCCAGTCTTTGCGGTCGCCTACGCAGGCATCCCACTTCTTCAGGCTAAGCCAGCGCGTTACCGCATCGATCCACTGGTTAAGGTGGTAGCAGCGGAAATGCGCTTCAGCCCGTGGATTGTCGACGGCCAGAGCTGCTTCACGCCGCAAGAACTGCATGGTCGGCGAAATGCCGAGCGACGGATTGGCTTGCGACCAGATACTTTCGTCGTTCCAGTCCGCCTCCTGGTCGACGGCGAAGATTACAACCAGGCTGGTGGGATCGTCGACGCGACCTTCGAGAATCGCGGTGGACTCTTCCCACAGCGCCCATCCGGTCGGATTTGTCTTCAATCCCGCCGTCGACGCGTACAACTCGATTGGTTCTAGCCGAGCACCGGTACCTTGCCGGAGTGTGTTCGCCAGGTCGGCACTTTCCCACTCGTGCATTTCATCGCCGACGATGACGGTAGGCGACCGCCCATGTTTGCCTTCCGGTTTACCTGTCAGCAGCTCGAACATGGCCCGGATCTTCGGCAGCCAGATCGATTTCTTGAACGACTGTGCCTTGTCAGCCATGGCTGGCGACATAGCGATCATCGCTTTCATCTTGTCGAAGACGATGCGGGCCTGCTTTTCGTCACGGGCGAACGCGAACCCCTGCCCCCCAACAACCCCATCCAGCACAAAAAACAGCAGTCCCAACGCTGAAAGGAATTCGGACTTCCCATTCTTGCGCGGCACCCACAGCATAAGGCGCCTGAAAAGTCGAACCTGCGCGATCCTAGGTGCGGACTGCTCATCATCCATGATCTCGACCGGGATTTTCCACCCGATCAGCATGCGGACGATAACTTCCTGCCAAAGCGCCAGCTTGAAGGGGCGACCGGCGAAACGATCTTCAGTCAGCCGAAAGATGCGCGGAAACAGCGTAACCGCAGCGTCTGCCTTCTTGCTGTCGAACCATGCGCCTGGTTGCGAGGCGGCTCGGCGCCACTGAATTCTGGCCCACTCCCAACCGCGATCGACGGCATCAGTGATCCATTGCGGCTCCGGCCACAGAAGATGGCCGGCCGAGGCGATGATTGCCGCTGCCGAGGTCTCGGCGATTGTCATGGTCAGTTGGCACGCGTCGGCGGCTGCGAGTCGAAGTTGGCCAGGATGCCCAATGCATCGTCTTCCGGCGACGGCTCATGCTGCTGATCGCCTTCCGACTGCCCTGATCGCTCGCCGTCGAACAGCGGTAGCACGCCATGCGAAGCGGCCTGATCGCGCATGATCTTGTAACGCGCATCCGGACGCATGCCGAAGCTGGCTTCGGTTTCGCGCAGCATCTTCTCGAGGTCTTGGCAGGCCTGCCAGGCCGGATGCCGCTTTTTGGTTGCTTCGCCGTTGGTGCCTACGGCGTTGAACCACGTCCCTTCCTTCTGGACAGAGACATCGGCAGCGATCCACTCGACGACATAGCGGCAGTACCGGCCAAGCGGCATTGCATCGAGTTCGCTGAGCAGATTCAGTTTGGCCAGCCGCGGCGCGAGCTCGTTCCAGACCTCGGTCGCCTTACGGCTGCGCTTCAGCCACTTTGGCGGATGCACGTTCCCGATGACGATTGGCGAAACCTTGCCAGCGGATCGCAGGGCGCCTGCCTCGCGTTGTGACATGCGCTTGCCAGGCGCGCCCTTTTCGGCCTGCCTTTCGGGGGATTCAGGTTTGCGGCCACGAGCCATCGCGTTTCGTCTCCCTTGGCCGGGCCAAAAAAAAAGATTTGGCGAATTTTGCGGCGACACGCGCAGCGACACCCAGCGGTCCGGCCCTTTTGGGCTCCGAACTTTCGACCCGCCCCCCCCCCTCAGGTCGCCGTCGGCATCATCAATCGGGTGACGCGCTGCGCCGTTGCGCTATCCAGTCGGAGATCGTCGACGCCGATCGAACCCGAAGCAAAGAGACGTTCAAGGTGTTGCTTGACCACGTCGTGGTGCCATTTGCATGCCGATTGCCACTGGCCGCGATCCCAGAACTGCACCATATCACCACGATGGGGCTCGGCATGGTCGACGACCGTGGCGATGGTCACTCTTCCGACAGCCTTGCAGCCGAGACACAGGGGATGCTCGCACTTGAAGGCGGCAGCGGCACGATCCCATTCGACCGTGTAGCCACGCTGGCGTGCCGATCCTCGACGCTTCTCATACGCGCTTGCGCTGTCAGCCAGTGCACCAAGATGCGCTGGCCGGAGTGTCCTAGGCTTGCCTGGCAATGCTGAAACCTTGCGGATATCTGCTATTTCGGCGAAGATTGACTACATGCGTCACGCAATCACTATTCTGACAATTGTGTTCACTACGGGTGTCGCTCAATCGAAGGAAAAGCTTTGGATCGAGCAGGCGGCCCTATTGCCGATCTACCGTGACGTCTGCCAGCAACCGGTATCGGATGACACCATCCTAACTGCGATAGGGTCGGCCATGATTGAGTATGCCCTTCCTAGGGACATCGTCATGGCTCGCGCCACGAAGCGCGGTCGACACATCTTGAACGACATCCGCACACTGCGCACCGGGCACACCTTCTGTGCGGCGTTCATGCATTACCTGAACAACGGCTACCCCAGATAGCCACTCAACTCTGTTCATAGGTAGCCATTGCGGTGAAGCTTGTGTGCTTCACCTGGGGCTGATGGCGCTTCCCTCGCCTGTGGCGGGTGCGACTCTTTCAGCGCGTCCTGTGACGACTCGGCTACTACCTCTTGCTGATCTGCGCAAGATCGAGGTCGACCGACACGGCGCGCCCGAAAATCATCACCTCGATAGCCGCCCGTCCATTGTCGCCGATACGCTCCACCACACCCGGAAACGAGGTGAACGGACCATCGTCGACGCAGATCCTGTCACCCACCTTGAATGCCTTGATCATGGCCTTGATGGCCTCAGGGTCATGCTCCACAAGTGCACGCAATTTCAAAATGTTATCATCAGAAACTGCAGCAGGACGTTCAGCCCCGCCGATGATTCCGGCTACGCCCTTGATCCCGAAGAGCGCATGCCAGCATGGCGCGCACCACACCACTTTCACGAAGATGTAGCCGGGCAGGAAAGGTACCGTCAGCGCCTTCGGACGGCACAGTCCATAGCGTCCGCGACGCCGAACGACCTTCGTTTCCTGCGCCATCCAGCGCTCGATATTCGCATCGTCGAGCGACTTATCCACAACCGCGTCAAAGCCGCGCTTCACCTGCAGCACGTACCAGCGCGCGTCGGGACCATCCATTCCGGCCGCAGCCAGCATCGCCTGCTCGCTGCGCGACAGCGCGATTCGCCTGTCGCTCTTCTGCCATGCACGATCGATGTTGATCGGCTCGCCCTTGCCGTCGAGCCAGACGCGGTCACCTTCACTCAGCTGCCTGCCGCGTACCGCCATCATCGCCCATTCCCTCGTCTCGAATTGCCTGCTCGAACACTGCCAACTCTTCCGGCCCGCCGGCCGGGAAGAACACCACCGGCTGCTTTCCCGGTGCCGGCAGCCATGGCCATTGGCGACGCTCGAATTCCGCCTGCCACGCCTTCCACGTCTGCAAGCCGACGGGCACCGCCACCATCAGCCCGGCAGCGGGATCTTGCCCTTCAGGCGCAGGCAGCGACCTCCCCTCGCCGGCTGCCTTGTCCAGCCGGTTCACTTCGGGATAGCCGTTGGCGACGACATGAGCGCGCCACATGCGTTCCTCGAAATCGTCAGGGAACAGCAGCTCGCCGCCCGCGCCGATCTCGTGGCCCATGCTGCGATACGTGGCCTCGGCCTTGGCCGCGCCCAGCATCTGGCGCGAAGCCTGATAGTTCGCCTCGCGCTTCGCCCTGGTCATATCAGGATCGCCAAGCTCGACAGGACCACCGAGCAGCGCCCGGAAGCGCAGCAACGCCCAGCCAGGGCCGAACGGTCTAATTTCCCGGATGACAGGCTTGGCAGCGACCGCCGCCGCCTCCGGCAGCTTTTCCCAGCGATGTTCGCGGAGATAGACGGCGAACGAACAGACCATCTTGCGGCCCGTCGCCTTCGATGCCGTCACATACCGCTCGGCGCCGGCGGCGGCGGCATCCCGTTCTGTCGGCGAAAGCGCCACCCACGCGTCGAACGCCTGTGGCTCGCTGTCCGAGATCGCCGTCGGCCAGGCCATGAATGCCCGCTTGAAGGCCTTGACCACTGACCTGTGGTCTTCTCCCCCATCTCGCCCGCGCTCTCTCTCGATCTGAGATTCAGGTATTGCTAGATCTTCAGTCTTTACTAGTGCCGCATTTTCCGTCGCCGGTTTTTCCGTCGACGGATTCACCGTCGACGGGTTTTCAGTCTGCGGTACAAATGCAACACTTGGTGCAGAGCCATTGATTTCGCAATGTTCTTTCGGCTCATCATAGATGACCAGCGACAGCTTGGCGAAACGCCCATCCTCGCGCTGCTGGTCCTTCTCGGCATAGCCGTGCTCGACCAGTTCGTTGATCATCCGGCGCGCCTTGTCCCGGCCGCAGGCGCCCTTCTTGGCGATGTCGCCCATGCGCACGGTCCAGTTGTCTGGCTTGGACAGCAGATAGCCGAGCAGCCACCGCGCCTCCATGGAAAGCCTGATGTCCTCGAACACATGGTTCGGCAGCGTGGTGTATCGCGCATTGCGAACCCCGCGCCTGATTGTGGCTTCCTCGCTCACCGCCCCGCCCTTTCCCATGCCTTGAAGTCGTCGCGCAGCTGCCGCCAGGCCGCCGCCGCACGTTCGTTGTTGTTGAATTCGCGCCGTGAGGTCACGCCGCACAGCGTCCGCAGCTTCTGGGCTGCCTTCTCGGGCGACAGCGGGCGTTCAAGCCCGTGTCGCGCCTCGAGGAACGCCATGAACACCGGCCGGTCGCACAGCATCGCGGCCTCGGCGGCGAAGTCCTTGTCGCGGCCCACGGGCTCGCGCCGCGCCTCGCCATGACTATGTCCACGCTGCCCGCCCTCGCCCCGCACCTGTCGAAGCGCACGCGTCGCCCTGTCGACGAGGTCGAGCAGAAAGCGCACCGTCTCAGGCGCGCTGCTGATCAGCGCCATCTCGTCTTTGCTAGCGTCGCGGTCGAACCGGCACAGCCGCCAATGGCGCTCGGCCATGGGGCCGATGGCCTCGACGACGAGATAACCCTCGTCGTCATGCACCACTGTCCAGTCGCCGCTCTCGATCGCCGCCAGGTTGGCGCGGATGGCCTTCAGCTTCATGGCGTCGGGGGAAAGCTGCGCGTTCATTCCGCAGCCTCCAGGAACTCGACCTCACCCCATTCGAGCGGCGGCCGATAATTGGCCTCGACGAACGCCGCCGCCGGCTTCTCGCACACCGAATTGCCGATCTTGTGCCGCTGGTGGGTCTCGGACAGTGGCTTGCCCTGGTAGATTGGGTCGAGGATGTAGCTGTCGGGAAAATCCTGAGCCCGCGCCAGTTCGCGCGGGGTCAGCATGCGCATTCCTATGTCGACGATGACATAGACAACGCCGCGAATGCTCACCGTGACGAGCTCGCCGCCATCCCAGCAACCATGCTCGCGCAGGAACTCGGCCACCTGGCGCGCCCGGGCATACTGTTCCGCCGACAATGGCGGCACCATTGCCTCGACTTCCGTCAGGCCGAAACGATCATTGGTCGGGACCGTCAGCGATGGGCTATCGACACGTGCATGTTGGCCGCCCGTCGAATAATAGGCAGTGATCAGCGGAAGGGTCACCACAGCGGCGTGGTTGCCGCCGGCGCAGACTGCCGGCAAGCCTTCTAGGCAGGAGCCGTCTCGCCGATCACTACCCTTCAGCGAGAGCATCGACGCAGCGACCACGCCTTGCGTGCAGCCCTTCTGCATGATCGTCGACACGGGACGGCGCGGGCTATGCCCTTCCTCGCCTGTGTTATGCTGCGCGAGATAGACCGCTGCCAGATTGCCTTGGTTGCCGTCCGGGACCGGCGTCGGACAAGGCCGCGTTATGCTGGCCGTGCGAGGCGCCTGCCCCTCCCGCTCGCCGTAACGCGGCACAAGGTATGGAACGACGATCTGGTTTTGATCGCCATCCGACGCGGCAATGGTGTGGAACGGCTCTGTTTCCGCACGATTGCCGCCACCATGCTGGCCACGGCTGACAAATGGCACGCCTGCGGCCTCAACCACCCCAAGCGGCGAGGCACCGCCAGGGCGCTTGATGAAGCTGTTCGCAGTCGCAGTTGGCAGCGGCTTACCGACCGGCTGACCAACGCTGTCACCGCGAAACACCGCAATGTGAGGCATTGCCAAGCCGCCCTTGTCAACGACATAGGCATCGTCCCCGGCATCGAGCACGTGCCGCTTCAGGCCATAGGCCAACCGCGCATGCGTGTTTACCACCAGCGGACGGCTCACGCGCTTGCCGGTGCGCTTGGTGTATTCCCGCCCCTCTTCCTTGGTCATGAAGATCGAGGGGCAATCCAGCGACCAGTCGATGATGTCGGCTGCCACCGGCCACGGCTTGAGCCTGCCGTTCAGCACCGCCTCGGACTTCGGATCGCCATGCGTCGGCGCCGGAATGACGATCCGCTCGCCGTCGCGCCGGGCACAGAGCTTCAGCCGCTTGCGGATGGTCGGCGAGCCATAGTCGCACGCCGCCATCACATCCCAGCCGACCGAATAGCCGTAGCGCGACAGCGCATCGACGAACTTGTGGAACGTGTGACCGAGCCGGGTCTGGTCGCGCTCGAATCCTTTGCCATCGGCCCGGTCAACAAGCGGGCTCCACTTGGCGAAGGCGTCTACGTTCTCAAGGCAGATCGTCCAAGGCCGCTGCCAGGGTTGCAATTCCTTGAGCCAGCGCAGCACCACCCATGCGAGATCGCGCACCGCGCGTGACGTGATCGGCCCGCCCTTGGCCGATGAATGGTCGCGGCAATCGGGAGAGAGCCACAGAAATCCAAATAGGTTGTCGCCGAGCTGCTGGCGCAAAGACACCTGCCAGACATTGTGCGGCAGGTGTAGCGTTTCCCGATGGTTGATGGCGTGCATGGCGATGGCCGGCCCGTCGTGGTTGACGGCGATATCCACCTTTAGGGAATGGCCGACCGGCAGCAGGCCGAGCTGTTCAAGCTGGCGTAACGCCTTTTCGATCCCGTTAGTCGCACCGCCGCCGCCGGCAAAGCTGTCGACAACCATCACCTTGCGAGGCAGGCCGGTTTTCGATGGCGGGATCACAGGCACAGGCACCTTGCGCGCCGGCATGAAGCCGGGAACCGTCAGGCACCGCCATTTCGTCTTGCCGCGCGTCGGCGCCGCCGCGCCGAAAAGGTCGATCGCTTCGGCGTTCATGCCCCCTCCGTTTTCGTTCGCAGCTTGCGGATGTTGTCGGCCGAGCGGCCGGAAAACAGCGCGCCCAGTTCGGTGTCTGTGATGCCGGGCATCAGCTTGACCACGGCCCTGATGGCCTCGGAGCGCGCGGCCGTGGCGCGCGGATGCGCCTGGCGGCCGACGACAACGGCAAAGGCCAGCCCGTGCCGGTCAGCCACCTCGCGAACGACCTGGAACGCGGTCTTGCCTTTGCGCGCCTTGGTACGCTCCAACTGGGAAAAATCGGGCAGCCGGCGCAGGATCTCTTCGGCCTCGGCGCGGGCATGGGCGAAGATTTCCTCAGCCTCGCGCGTTGCCAGTTCTATCCGGGCGCGCGCCCGCTTTTCGGCATCGTCCATCAGCTCGGCCAGCCGCCTCACCTCGCGCCGGCCCAGCACCCGGCGCGCCAGAGGCGAGGCCATCGGCTCGCGGTTGAGCGGCGAATGCACAGGCAGATCGGCATGGGGTGTCGCAACCGTCATCGCGCCACCCCGGCAAAGCGCATGAAATCGGCCCGAACCTCGGCAAACAGTGGATTGAAATGTTGGCCGTCAGCGCCGCGCACCGCCGACCATTCGGCGCGGCGGATGGCGATGAAGTCGAGCCCGAGGCCGAAGCCAACCCGCTCACACGCCCGCTCGAACACATGGCGATAGCGCATCAGCACCTGGTCGGAGACGACGAGCAGGATTTTTGCCCGCGTCGCGTCGCTCTCGGCCTCGTGGATCTGGCGGATGATCGGCAGCATCACGTTGACGTCGTCGTTCATCGCGCCACCTCGAACAGCGGCGTCCCCTGCCCCCCCGCCCGGCGGTGCCGGGCAGCACCCAGCGCATCGGCACAGGCAGGATTGAGCCAGATCACCTCGCAGCGTTCATGGGCCCCGTCGGCAAACGCCTTCGTCTCCAGCCGGGTCCATCCGGACAGCGTGTCGTCGTAGAGATCGCTGGGATATCCCGACAGCACCACCATGCTGTCGAGGTCGACGAGCGCAGCCAGCAGCGCCTCATGGTCGACACCGTGGCGATACACGCCGCCGATGCTGTCGAGATAGGGCGGGTCGACATAGGTTAGGCAATCGGCCCGATCGTAGCGCGCCAGGAGCGCCAGCGCGTCGTCATTCTCGATCACGACGCTGGAAAACCGCGCGGCCACGGTCGCGATCTCGTCGGGCACCGCCACTAGGGACCGCACCCGAGAAATGAACCCATCGGGATTGATGCGCGTGTCGAAGCCGGCCTTTAGCAGGGCACCCTTGCTGCTCTGCCCCATGAAGGAACGAGCGACGAAGCGCCTTGCGCGCTCCAGCGGATCGGCAGCCGGCTCATACAGGCTGTCATACTCGTCGCGGGCAAATGGAG